TCGCGGCTCATATGCCCTCCGTTTTGGAGAGTGTCACATCCGCAAGCATTGGGACTTCCGCCCGGATCATGGTTGACATTTTTTTGAGGTGTGCCGTTCTCACGGCGTCGGCATAGGCATAGAGATGGTCAGCGTAGGCAGCGCGGGCGGCCGCGTATGCGGCATGTGCCGCTGCCCCGTCGGCGTAGGTGGGGGCGGCGTCACCGAGGGGGGTGGACGCGGCGTCGGAGGCGGCATAAAAGGCCACTGAGGCGTTGTCCGCGTAGGCTGCGGCATCGCGGGCGGCTCGCACCTCCTCAATCGTCGCCTCTCCCCTCGTCCATGCCTCCGCCGTAATGATCGCTTTCAACGGACGGCTTTCACCGTCTGGCACATGCACCAGGGCAGTTCTGGCACACAGGCAGGCCATGCTAACGACCAGCTTTCGGTCTGCTGTTTTTGCCAGCAGCCACAACATCCAGTCAGATCGTTCGCAAGCGTCCCAAGCCGCCTGGATGTCAGCATAGGTTTCAGCCCATTCGCAGGCCACTTCACAGGCATGCAATGATTTGAGGTAGGCTGTCGCTGTCATCGCGCACCCCACAGCAGGAGGGCGGCGACTGAGGCCCCGAGGACCATCGCGGGCACCCACCCAATCAGGCGGTCGATGATCGCAGCGGCGAGGGCTGCCCGCTCTTCGGCGGCATGTTCAGCGGCGAGTTCGTGTTCGTTCATAGGTCGGCTTCCTTTTGGTTGATTACCGCCGCGCTTACCGTGTAGATTTACCACCTCTCGGGATTGATTGGTTGGCACGGGGCGCGGCGACAGTTCGAACATTACCACAGGTCGCCGCCGCGTGTCTATCCCCTAAATGCAACTTTTTTTCAGGGAAAAAAAAAGACCCGCCAAGAGATCGCTTGCCATGCGACATAGGCGCGGCGGGTTTGCTCAAATGTATAGTCAGAATCGCGGCCCGAACCAACGAACCGCCTTGACCATCGGCCAGCGTACGCGGGCAGGGACGCCCAGATCGATCATCGCCTCGTCGAAAATCGCAGCGGCCTGTTGCGCTGTGCATGGCCTCTCGTCACACAGCCAGTCGTGGACCAGAGCCGCGCCCGTGTACTGCCCCGACGGCGGGAAGAAACGCCAGAACAGGCGCGGCACCGATGCGCCGTCACTCTCATACCCACGCGGCACGCAAATCCACGGCATATCAGTCAGAATGTCAGTCCTGTACCATAAATCGCCGGCGAGCTTGAAGATGCGCCCGCCTGTTGGTGCGGGGACGATCTCCACGACTGGCGGCTTTGGGAATCGGCTCATTTTCGGCGGTCCTCCCGGTCTTGCAAAAACGTCTCGACAGCAATCCACACCGCCCCGCCGATGTACGCGAGTAGGACCACGGCAAGGGCAGCGAATAGGAGGGTCACGGCTTCACCTCCTCAGAAGTTGTGTGACCGCCATATGTCAGCCTGTCCCTGATTCGCTGCAAGCGCATTTTCGCCGCCTGCAAATCACGCGGGAATGTCGGGACTGAGATGGATGCGTGAATGCCTGTATAGTTAGGGCAGGCTGGACATTCCCCGGTCTCGAGCAACTCCGCTATGAGCCAGTCCCCTCCGCAACGGTGACAATGGCAGATATCGAGGATGGTCGGGTCGGCGATCATGGATTACGGCGCGAACGTAGGTTGAACAATAACGGGCTGCGGCTGTTCAACGATCACCGGGTCGCGGGTCGCGGACATGCTGTCAATGGCGCGGTAGCCGAAGTAACCGAGAGTAAGAGCCTTGATCATCCGTTCACCAGCTGCAATCGCCGCCTGTGCGGTGGACGGGTCAGCAGAGCGTATGGATAGCGGGTTAAGTGGCGATGCCATGGCGATATCAACCTCGCCCGTGATCACGATGCTGCTGCCCGGCGTCGTGCGGATGCGGATCGGCTCATAGGTCCGCTGTTGATCGATGTAAGAGGCGTAAGCTTTGTCCAGGTCCACTTTGACTTGCGGAGCGGAGGCGCACCCGGTCAGGGCGGCGATGGTGATGGCGGCAAGGGCGTTTTTCATGGGATTAGTTTCTCGAAAAGTTTGGACACAAGCGTATAGATGATGGGTGCGGCAATCGCGGCAAGGATGGCCGTCTGAATCCGCAAGGTAGTCGATATGGTTGCGACCTGGGCAGGTAACTTTTTCAACCCTTCGCAGGTGTCCTCCAACGTTTCGAGCCGCCCTTCGATGTTGTCAAGGCGGCGGAGGTGCTGGACGCAGCGCGGGTGCAGGTTTTCGAGGTCGTCGATTTCAGCATGGATTCGTTGAGTTGTGGCAGATGCTGGTGGGCTCACGGCAAATAGGCTCCTTTTGTTCCGTTGTATTTTCTGAAAAACTTGGTCGCGATTGTGTGGTGGTCGCCGTGGATGCCATTGGCCCACAACACGACGTGCCCGACTTCGTGGGTCAGCGTGTCAATGCGTGCCTTAATGTCAGGCAGCATGACGACTCCGGGGGTGGAGCGTCCCCACGCGTCGCCATCGACGGTGCTAATGACGCCGTGCCCATTCTCCACTCGGCGGGTGGGCAGTTGTTTGACGGTGAGACGGCGTTTGGATAGGTCATACTCCAGCGGACGTTTCAGCTCTGCGGAGAGTTCGCGGGTTGCGGTCACGATCGAGTTGTGCGTGTGACCCTCCCACTGGGCGGGGCCAGAGTACCCGCCGCGTGATCCACCGCCCGACTTGCAGGCGGCGAGTGTGAGCAGGACAGCGGCGAGCAGGGCGCGGATCATAGTGCGGACTCCCCTGCGGACAACACGGAAACAACCTGCGCGTAAATGTCAGGCATTTCACCGGATGAAATAAGTTCAGGTAGATCGCGGCAAGTCCCACACTCTCCATCAATCAGTTCCTCAACCTGTTCAATGTAGGCTTTCATGTCTTGCAGCAGCTTTATCATTTTTTCATTCATAGCCCGTCGCCTCCAATCGCCCCGCCGACCGCAAACACCTCATCCGCGTCCACCTGCACTCCGTACGCCTGGGACAGGACAGCGGCGAGGGTGTCGATCATCGGGTGAGTGCGCTCGACTTTGGTAGCGTACTCCCATTCGATCTGCGCCTCCGTGCGGGCAGGCTCTGGTAGAGTCGCAAGGACAGCCTCAACGCCAGCGGGGGGGATGCTGTACAGCCGATGCAGGGCAAGGCGGATTTGACGCGGCGTGATAACGAGCGGGACGCGCTTGGCGCCGATGCGCAAGTATTCGCGCTCCCCGTCGCTTTCACGGGTGATCGTGCCTTTTGGCAGGTTTCGGGCGGTGTCTAGGTCGAATGTGTTCATAGGCCAAGCGTTTTCAGTTGGTGCAACTCAAAGCGGTGATTTGCGGTGTCGGAAAGATTCTGGGCTTCAATGTCCCACTGGTCGTTAAAGCCAGTCCTGATCGTTGTCGGCCCGCCTGTCATTGTTACGGATGGCGTACCCGTGATCTGAAGAGAACTTGAGCCAAACCACGCGGAGACATTGCCCGCGCCGTCGCTGTAAATCAAAACCGGGAACATCTTAAATGCAACAGCCGTGCCTGTGACAGCAGATGATTCGGCGTAGGTCGTGCCGTTGTGGACGCAGAGGATAAACTGCGCCGATGCTCCTCCGCCGACGATCTTGATCCCAACGCCGCGCCCCGACAAATTGCCGTTCGCATCAGCCGAATTTTTGATTGCAAAGCGACGAACGCCGTTGGTGGTGGAGTTTGCGCCCGCGCCGAGAAATGCGGAAATCATGAACGGCCTTGCCCAGTTGACATTTACACCGCCGCCAACGGTCGGTAAAAAGTAAGCCGAGTAGGTGAACGCCCGCCCGACGCTGTTTGCTGTTGTGCCCGTTTCGATGCGGATAACTGTTTCCGTGCGGCTGGTTGCCCCGCTTCCGACGACGGCTTGGATCCACAAGTTCGCGCCCAGCCGATGGACGGCGAAGTATGGCGACATGGCGGCAAACTGCGCGGAGGTCATGACGTTGAGCGGCGAAACTGCCCGCACTGCCGTCTCGGTCCCTGCCCGCATTTCGGACTCGGTTGCGGTGGTCAGCGTCGCCTGCGCCCCAATAGCCCCGCGCACCGCCGCAGCGTCCGCCCCACCGAAGAGTACCCGGTTGCGCCACGCGCCGCTGTGGTACTCGCGGGAAATGACTGTACCCTCGACTGCGTACCCGTCGCCGCCGACGGTCGCCGTGCCGTTGATGACGCGGACCACATACCCGCGCCCCGCAACGGGCGCCGGGTCTGTGTAGGTCGCGGTCGCAACTCCGTAGTAGATGCCGTCCAGTTCGGCGGTGATGTTGGAGGAGACGACACGCGGACGGATGCGCAATCCGGTGCTGGTCAGGACAGCATGTTCGTTGCCGCTCGAATCGTGGAATGGCAGCGATGCGTTCAACGCACGGAGGATTTCGATTGCGGCATACTCACCCAACCCACCGAGTATGATGTTGCCAGTCGGTGCGGCAACCGTACGCCCGCGCAAGATAAGGTTTTCGCCTCCTACCAGAGACTCAACAATTCCACCCGTCCCGGACACCGGGCGAAGCTGGACGATTGACGCGGCGTTAACGCTGCCTGTCGATGTGCCGACGTTGGTTCCGAGCGTGACACCACCGCTGGTTTCAAGAACACCCTCCACTCGCACTGCCCGCGCCCCTGGTGTCTGGTTGCCGATGGTGAGAATGAGGTTGCCGGATGCGTCGCGGACAAACATCCCCGTCGAGGCGAGGGCTTGCAGGAGTCCGAGGATTTGCGCAGATGCGTCGAACGTGTTTCCCCCTGTCAAATTCGCCTTCGCCCCCAACGCCGCCGCAATCGCCGTGCCCGCCGTGTCCACGTCCGCCGCAGTCACCGGGTCGCTCCCGCCCGTCCCGTGCGTCGATGCGTGCGCCGTCGGCGTGCGGGAGTCAGACAGACGGGCGTCGTTGCCTTGCGCCGCCGTCCCTGCGGTAGCGCCGTAGGACACCGAATGCGTGTTGCTTCCGTCGCCGTTGACGGTGTTCGTGATGCCCGTCCCGGCGCGCACCGGGCCATGCGTGGCGGTGTTGGAGTACATCGTGATCTCCGCCCAATCCATCGGGGCGTTCGGGCCTGGAATAACCCCGCCGCCGAAATCACGCATGACGCACACCCTGCCTCGAAGCTGATACACTGGACTCGCCGGAGTCCCGGTCGTCGCGTCAATCGCGGAGTACCAGTTTCCAACCTGCACAATGTTCGATGCCACCGAGAACTTCACGATGCCACCGGATGCTGGGCTGACAATCGCCCCGGCGATCTCCTCCTGCCACGTCCGGTCATCGGAGCGGTCGGAGTCGGAATACTTCAGCTTCCACGTCGTTCCAGTAATATCCTTCGCCACGCCGTTCTCCTTCACATACACGAAGATGTCCAAGGTCGCCCCTGAAACCATCTTGATGTCGTACTGAAGAACGCCGCCTGTCAATTCAAACGGGATGCGCAGCGAGGGTATCATGGGTTACGCCACAGTGATCGCGTTGAAGTCGCAGAGCAGAACAGTCCCTTCATTCACATAGAGGGCCGTGCCGTCTCCGCCATCCGTGTGCTGAAACAGACATCCAGTGGCATAACCAGCGGTTCCGTCAGTGGGAACGGTCGGGCCAGCAACCAGAAGCAGTCCGGTGGTGGAGGGAGGGGGGCCGAAGATTTTCAGCAGGCTTTTGAGACGAGGTAACATGGGATTTCTCCTTTGGGGGTTTTGGTCACTTTACCACGTTTCCCCTTTGTAGGTGATCGGGTAAAAAGTCTGGTAGCAGTTGTGGCGGTTCGACGGAATCCCTCCACGCTCGCCGCCTGCCATGTCGCCGTAGCGTTGCGCCGAGTTGCGGCGGTCCATCGCCACAGCAGCCATGAGAAGCCGCTGGAACTGTTGCTCGTGAATCCCAGCCTCGTCATTGCCACGGCGTTCGGCCACGGACAGGCAGGATTCGATGATGCACTCTCCGTACTTCATTCCTCCGAGCGGGTTGCGGTAGTTCAGTTGGTCGATCTTGCCTGCATAGGCATCGTACCGATAGGAAAGCGTGAAAGCATCGTTCGGCTTGGGCCAGAACAGAACCTCGTGCTTCTGCCCCGTCGCTCCGGTTGAAGCCTTGAAGCGAACGGCGAAGAACCGAGGGAAATCTGAATCATCGTTCGCCTGCAACAGCTCGTCGATGCGACCGATGGGGACCTCTACAATGGCGCGGTTGAACACGTCCACAGCGTAGTACATCTCCCCTACCACTTTAGAGAAGTCATCAGGAAGGTCATATGTCCTTGTGCCAGCTACGGTCACAAGGGTCGCCCCTGGCCGCATGAACGACCACTCATACCCCAACTCAATCCCCTCCATCGCCGGTGGGTAGTAAAACTGCCTCACCCCGGCCTGAATGATTCGATCCACCCTCTTCGTTTCCTCCGCAGACCACGACGACGCATCCGGACCGTAGTGCAGGAACTCTCCCACCTCCGCCTGAAGGTCATCGTAGGTTATGGAGAGGGTGGAGTCGGGCATGGGTTATTCCTTACCAAATGGGCCCTCCGTGTCAAGTTCGACAGGAGGTTCGTCAGCCTTTTTCTCAGCTGGAGGTTGTTTTGCTTTGGCGGCGGGTTTCGCGGCCTTGGTGGATGAAGCTGGTCGGGTGAGATTCGCCAGCGACAGCACGAATGCGTGTCCTTCTGCGCTCAGTCGTCCGGGCTGAAGGAAATCCTTCACCTTCTTGAAAGAGACGTAGGTTTCGACCAGATGCTCGTCATTCACGTCACATCCGAGTGCGGCGAAGATGCTCTCCGCGTACTGGTCAAGTTTTTTTTCGCTCATGGTTGGTTCCTGGATTTATGAGGGGGAAAATGGAGGAGAGGGGGCCATGAAGCCCCCTCTCCTGTTGATGTTCGCCTTAGATAGCGACTCCGCCAGACTGAACCCCTTCGTCGAGGTTAGCATAGCAGGAAGTCGCTCCGGTGGTCGTCTGGACGGCCAGAGCCGCACCTTTGCCAACAGCGGCATTGGCAATGAATTTGCCGGAACCAACACCGTGCTGGAACACGAGGTTGGTCACGCCGATAACGGTGTTCCCGGAAGCCAACAGCACCTTGACCCCGAGTGAGCCAGGAGCGTTGACCTCGATGAACTGACCGCCCGCTTTCGCGGAGTAGTCGCGGGCCACAACACCAGCAAACGCTTTCGCGGTCGCGGAGGTGGGACGGATGACGTGGGACGAACGGGTGTTGTCCTGCGCGGTAGCAGTCCCGCGCACAATGTTGAAGCACAACGCAGTTCCCTCCGCGAGCGCGTCAGTACCTTCGTACCAGACTTGCGAACGCTTCACGAAAGCGGCGGCGACATGGGAATTTTTGGAAAAGTCCATGATGTTATCTCCTTGGGTTAGGCTTTGTAGAACACGGTTTGGCGACGGCGATCCACGCAGAGCGTGTTCAGCGAAGCGTCCAGGTCAACACGGCGCACGTTGTGCTTTCCGGGAACCATGTACGGGGGCTGGAGGTTGTTCTCCCATCCGGCCAGGCATCCGACCAGCATGTACTTCCAGTCGATCATGTAAACAGGATCGGAGGAGTCGAGGTCCAAGAACGGAGCGTACTGGATCGAAGTGCCTTTGAACTTGGGACCAACACCACCGATGTCGGAACCGAGATTCATGTTGCGCTCGTCGTAGAGAGCTTCCAGCTCGCCCATCGTTTCGCTGTTGACGTAGATGCCGTTCTTCGCGGAAAAGGTCGGAGTGGCGTGAGACATCGGAGACTCGAACTGAGTTTCGCGGTGAGCCCGGCGCATCTTGGCGAGGAGGTCGGTTTCTTCCACGGACACATACGCACCGGAAAAGTTTTTCCAGCGGGTGAACGCGGTGGAGTCGATGTTGCCTGCGCCAGAGCTGAAGCCAGCAGGGTTGCCGCCAGTTAAACCGACAGTCGCATTCTTGACGATCCAGTAGGGGATGCCGAACACGTTGCGGGTGTCGCTGGAATCGGTGGGCTTGGTCCAGAGGCGTTCTTCGAGAAAGTCGTAGAAGGACACATACATGGCCTGCATGCGGGTCTTCACGAGGTCAACGATCTGTGTTCCGCCACGCTGAAAAGCGGGTTCGTGCAGGTCGTACTCGAAGTGGGCGTTGATGTGGCGCGGGGGAACAGAGCCATTGGTCATGGTGTCCTTGAAGGCCGAGGCGTCCTGTTCAAACAGGCCAACGGCTTTCGCGGAGTGGTTGTGATCCATCTGGACCTGGAACTCCCATTCGATGCCGCCCTCGAACTTTTTCTTGCGATCTTTCCACATTTCACGAGCAGCAACGTGCTTCGTGATATCCGTTTGCATATCGACAAACGAACCTTTTTGGACGAAGTTGTTCAGGGTCAACTGAACTGCGTCGTCGATCTGATTGATCTGAAGTGACATAGGTTTTTCTCCTTAGATGTTGAACTTTTCTTTGAGTAGCTTTGCAGCTTCCTCCTCCGCAGACCCGGCTGACGGCTGGACTGACTTGCCGGATGGCCGGGTTATCAGTTGGGTAGAGCGTCGTTGAGCCTGAGCAGATTTGGATTGGGTTTTTGCCTTGGCGATGTCCTCGGAAAGCACCATTTGGGAGGCTTCCTTGAACACATCGGAGTCCGGGAGGTTTTCACCAGCGGCCTTGTAGCCAGCCTTCAAAACGTCGAACTTTTTCCGCAGCGCGGTTTGTTTTTCGGGGGTTTCCCGAACAACCTTGGCAACGGCGGGGTCGAGTGTGGCGAGGTTGGATTCAAACCCTGTCGCAGTACCTTGAGCCTGAAGCTGCTGGTTCTGCTTGTAGAGAGAGGCCACCGCCCCCTTGAGAGCTTCCACGGACTTTACAAGGTCTGTGTCGTACTCCTTCGGGTCGATCTTGATGTCGTTCAGGAGGGCTTCGATGTCGCCGGGGGTCGCCGTTGCAGGCTCGTCCTTCTTCACCGGGGCTTCCTTCCCTTCATCGCCATTGCCGCTGGAACGTTCCAGAAGAGACAGAGCCTCTTCGAGTGCTTCCGAGTCGGGGAACTTCCGCGCCGTGCGCATCGTGATCCCGGACCGTACAGCCCGCTCCAACAACTCATCCGAAATCGGCTCAGTATCCTTGGGCGGAATTTCATCACCTTCGGGGTCCTTCACTTCTTTCGTCGCAGAGGTGTCGCCACCCTGCACTTCATCGCCTTTCGGCGGTAAATCGCTTTCGCTGTTCGCATTGTTGACAACTTCCTCATCGGTGTCAACATTTTTGTTGTCATTTTTGAGATTCTGCTTATCCGCCTCAACGGATGCTTCAACAGCGGCCTCGATGCTCGCTGTGAACTCGTCGTCAATTTTACTGGTAGTGTCGCTCATAGTTGGTTCCTTGGGTTCCTGTTTACGCGTATGCGTTTTTGTCGAAAAATCCTCGCGCTTTCAGAGCCTTTGCGCGATGCCGAGCGTCCCGGTACACCGGGTTGCCGTCGGAGGACACGTCGGTTGGCACTCCGCACTTCTTGAGGTGGTCGGCCAGCTTGTCCTTGTCCTTCGCCGCCACGCCGGACGCCACGCATTCCAGCGGCCAGCCGGACGTGGCTGGCAGGGTCTTGGTTTCTGCGGCGAAACAACGCTGGGCTGTCCCACGAGCCCCGAGGTCCAGCGACTTCGGAGCCTCGCCAATGCGGAAAACCCGCTCGTGGATGAAGCCTTGCCTGTCTTGGTAGCAGTAAGTTGGCATGAATTACCTGATTGGACGGTTCAGCGCGGCGGCTTCGGTGTTCTGCACGCCTGCGCCCATGAGAATGCGGGTCATAACGTCGGTTTTTCCGTGCTGGGTCGCACCTGGGCGGTTGATCCGCTCGTAGGTGCGCTTCGTCTGCGAGGGTTTCGCGGATTTACCCTCTGGATTCGGGTTGCCCTGCTCCTCCTGCCCTTGCAGCGGCTGTTGCAGCAGCACCACGTCCTCCAGTTCCGGGAGGTTGCTCCACTTGGACACGATCTCCACCACACGAGCCATGTTGATCTGTTGGCCGTATGGCAGAAGCGGGATGATGAACCGCTCCAGCGCGAATCCGAGCTTCTGTAACTTCAGGCTGGGCGTGTCATCCTCCATCGAATGCACGTCGATGTCGAAATTGTAGTCCAAGAAGTCGCCCTTGCGTGTCTCCGCAGACCATTCGACCACAGTAGAAAGAGAGACATCACCAGGAACCGTTTTGACAACGACTCTTTTTCGCTCTGGGTCAGTCCACTCGTACCACGCAAGGGCTTTGAAAATGCCTTTGGCGAACTGCATGGTCTGGCTGCGCATGTAGTTCACGCGGGCTGATGCGGACTCAGCCATGAGCTTGTCCTGCCCGACCGTTTCCGACTGCGGGGAGAGCCCGCCGAGCAGGTCAAGGTTGCCAGCGAAGCGTCCAAATATGTCGTTGCATTGCAGGAAAAACGCCAGTGTCGCCGAATCAATGCCTCCGACCGTGATCGCCTCCGGCTTCTGACCGCTGTAGCGGATGCCCTCGCCGTCTGCGGCCTTCTGGAGGTTGAGAACATCTTCCTCATTGCCGCCTTGGAAAGCCGCAACGGTTTTCTTCACGTCGGCTTGCTTTCCGAGCTTGCGGAACAGGCTGTTGCCCAGCTCATGCAGGTCGCGCCACATCGCCACAGGGGGCAGAGGGAGCAGGTTGCCGGGCACGTCGCTGAAGCCGAGCTTATAGTAGGGGCCGATGTCCGGGCCATCCCACGGCACGATGTTGAAAACCTTGCCGGACGTTACTCCATATGTCACCATCTTGCCCTCTTCCGGGAGCCAGATGTCGCGCATGTGAACCCGCTCCTTGTACACGTCCCCACCTTCATCGGCGGTAACGGACTCAGCGCGGGTGCGTCCTTCTATCCCTTGCACGGTATGCGCGTCAGGCTCGATGTCGGACATCTTCCCCTCCCACAAAGCGCGGGCGGTATGCAGCGGCAGAAAGTAGTCGTTCCCCTCGTACTGGATCAGGTCCATACGTTTCGCGGTCATGTCCAGAAAGTAGTCATCTATCGTCACCAAATCCACGAAAGGCTCCCCGACATCATGGCCTAGCACGCTCACGCCTGCGTGTGCTATCCCCACCTTCACCACGCCCATGCTGAACATCGCCTCCAAGACCGCCCTGCGCAACGTTGCGCCGAGGTTGATCTCGTCGGGAATCTGATTCAGGGCAAGCTGCATCGTGAACGCCTGGGGCCGCAAGTCGCGGACCTTCGTGCTAACCATCACCCGAGGCGGACGGGCTGCGAGCTGCTGGGTGTAGATGCTCACCGCCAGCTCAATGAAATTCGTTGGAACACGGAATTGCGTCCCCATCATGGAATAGTGCATCCCGACCATCTGCTTGATCGCATCCAAGCGGTTCTCCCGGACCCGGTTGAATTGCCGTTGCGACCAGTCAATCGAGTCGCGCAAGCGTTTGAAATCGACGCCAAGGTAGGACATTACCATCCCCTCCCAAGGGTGTCAGTGGCGAGAATCATACGACCCTCCCTCTGTTTGTTTCTCCACGCCAAACTGCCAATCGGTATTTCTGGCTCGGTCCCAGCCTTTATAGTCCCCTTCTCGCGTATGGCCAGACACGCCAGAGCATCTGCGATAACCTCGTCTCCGTGTGCCGAACGAGCGCCGGACGGGTCTTGGCTGTTCGCAGCCGCCGTGTGCTCCACACTCCCCCCCGGCCTTCTGATGAATTGCAGACATTCTTTCAGTCCATCGTCGCTTGGGTTGATAAAACGAGTCTCAGACAAATCCGCCCTGTACTCTGTAAGCAGGGTTTCGCGGCTCTCAACATTGATAAAATAGCCGGGGTTGTCGGAAATTTGTCGGCCAATGGCTTTCTCATTTCTACGAAAATAGATATAACGATAGCCGCTGTCAATAACAACATTCGTAAAAACTTTCCCGGTGGGGCCGCTCGCATCCCAAATCAGGAACGCATTGTTGAAATACTTCGCCAGCGCAATCACTTGCCGGGCGAACTGCTTCGGGTCCATCTTCGGGGTCCGCATCACCCCCACCTTTCTCCCCGTCTTGACCTCCGCAATACTCGCCACCGAGTTGCTCGCCCCGGTACCAGCCGACACATCCGAGCCGATGACGTACTGCATCCCATCCGGGGGCTGGAAATACTCGCCGTGCAGGTTCGTCCACAGCTTCAGCTTCCCTCCATCCTCCTCGCGGAACCGCCTGGGGTTCAACCCGTCGAGGGAAAAGTCAATCTCGCCCACCATGATCGGGGGCCGAGCATGTTTCTTCCTGAGCGCGTTGATGAAGTCCGCATCGAAGAACGCATAGTCCGACCCGGCGAAGTCGATGTCCAGCTCCTGCGCAACCTCCCGAGCGTTCACGCACCGAGCATACTGGTTGTCGTACCACGGCGACCGCGTTTTGCCGTCCAGCGCGAACTGGTACCCGTCTGGGAACATCACCACCTTCGGCTCCTCCCCCTTGCGGAACACCTCCACCTCGCCACGGAATCCATCCATCAGCTCCACCGAGCCATCCTTCGATGTCCTGTACAACCCCATCGCCTTATCAGGATGCTCTGACCAATGCATCCGTATCACTTTCGACCCAGTATTGTGAACCACCTCGTAGAACGCATTCGCGCTCCCCTGCGGGGTCGAGTTGAACAACCGACAATTCGTCACGTCACGGGTCGAATTCAGCACCCGAAACCCGTCATCCACCTGCACCGCCGCAAATTCGTCCAGCAGCAACGCCGTCAACCGACCGCCGCGAAACACATCCCCGGTCGTCGCCTCGCCGTTGAACACCGAGCCATTGTCCACGTTCCGCAGGTGCAAGGCTTTCCGGTTCGGATCCCCATCTCCCAACTCCCTCCCTGTCGGCAACAACCACCTCGGTTGGTTCTCATGCAGAAAATCGATCTTCCAAAACAAAGCCTTGTCATCCCCTCGCTTGTCAACGTACTCCTCCTTCCGGCTCACCACCCCAAACGACTGATCAGGCCAGAAATGCCAGAACCACTCGAACACCGTCAGAATGATCCAACTCGCCCCCATGTCGCGGCTTTTCGGACACACAGCATCCCTACCATTCATCACGCACTCCACGATGTCACAGATTGCCCTGTCCTGAAACTCATACGTCACAAACGGAATCTTCGGCTTCATCCCCATCCCCGTCAGCCTCGGATTGAACGTCCAACAAAACGTGTTCACATAAAACAGCACATCCTCCGAGCACATCTTCCACAACTGCTTCTGCAACTTCGGATTCTTCCCCGCATTCCTCAGCAGATCAGCGCGAAACCTCACGTTCGCCACAAGTTCCTTTGGGACCATACCATAATGCGGAGTCTCGCACCGCCTCCGCACCACGCCCATCAGATACTCCCCACTCTCCCTTTAGCCTTATCCGCGCTCGCCCTCACCAAATCCAACGCGTCCACGATCTCGTCCCCGTCAAACTCGTCCCCCTCAACACCCTTCTCCTCCCCGACATTCTTCGGCAGCAGCTTCGGGCCGAACGTCAACAGGAACTTCTCCTTGAACGCCATGCTCTTCCGGCATGTGCTCAAATACGTCCACGCCATCGGATGCGGCGCATGGCTCTTCACCTTCACCTCGTCGTCGTCAATGTGCGCGATCACCCACCGCAGCTGCGCCTCGAATCGCATCCCACCCTGTTGCCCAACAAATTCATCCAGACCATCCCCCACTCCAGCCGCCCCGCCAGCACCTACCCCAAGCAGAACATCACGATCCTCCGCTTCATCCACCACCGCCTCGCCGACTCCCACATCCCCCTCGCCACCACCAAAATCTCCGGGCGCAATCCCTGCCTCAACATCCATCGCCTCCACACGCGCCCCTTCTCCATCACCGCGTATCTCCCCCGGCGCGTGCATATCCGCTCCTACCTCGCTCCTCACCTTGCCCTTCATCACCTTCTCATACTCCGCCTTGTTCTTCGCACGATGCGCATACACAGGCCGCTTCCCAGCTCCAGGCAACGGCTCCTGCCCAGGCTTCGGCATGTACTTGTCCAACAGCCCCTTCGTCGCATTCCACCCACTCACTCCCGCCGACTTCAACTCCTCGCGCTCCGCCACAAACGCCCCCCACGTCCCATGCGCAATCATCGCAGCTTTCTGTTCCGGTTTTAACGCTTGCGGGTAACTCATGTCAGCTCTCCTTTATCGGGTTCCGTTGCACTCTCAAATTCACTCTCATCCCAAGCATCTTCCTCACTCAACGCCTCAGCGCAGTCCTCCAACATCCACCCCACCATCTCAAACTCCTCTCCCCTCTCATCCTCTCGCAGCATCCCTCCCACCGCCGCCAGCACATCAGCCAAATCACTCCCGCTTACACGATCCAACTCCCGCAGCACTCCTCCTGCCACATCGCTCAACCAACACAGCCTCGCTCCTCCCTCCCCACCACTCGCAGGCGCCGCCCCCCATCCACTCGCAGGCAATGAAGCCGCACGGTCAGCAGCAGGCAATGAAGCCGCACGGTCAGAGGTAGCAAGGTCAGTAGCAGCACGGTCAGTAGCAGATGGTTCCATGTGCGCAATCTACCACATCATCACATTGTAGCACAAGCCAAAATCATATGCAAAATTTTTTCGGGCGGGGTACTAACGCTACGGGTCGGGGCATGGCGTGGTAAAGAATCCCGCGCCACCGCTGCCCGCTGCCAGCCGATGCCCACTGTACGCCGCCCCGGCGGCTCCGATGCCCAGCTGCCCCGC